ATTTCATACGTTAAGGAATTTATTTCCTCGCCTAAATTTTTACCATATATTTCTTTTGTAGTAGTTCCTTTAGGATCAAAATTTTCATCAAATTTATTCTTACTACCTCTAAATTTATTATAACTTAAACTTAAAGTATCTATAAAACGCTTTACTTGCTCTGGTTCTTGTGCTATAGCTCTATCAAAAATTATACCATTATCATCAGTAAGACTAGCTAAACTAATTAATGAATTAATATCACAAACATCAATATCAGCATTATTAGAGACAAAATTAAAGACTTTTTCATAAAGCTTTTTACCTAAAAGATCATATCTACTACTTACATTACCAAAAATAGTTCCTATAAAATCATTAAAGAAAATATTTTTATCTAATAAGATTTCTTGAAATCTCATATCTTTAATATTTTGCTCAAAGTCAAAATTTTCATTATGCTTATAAAAATTATAAAAATCTTTAGGATAGGCAGTTAATGTTACTAATCCATTTACTGTAGATAATAAAGAGCTATTTGTATTGAATGTATACTGATTTCTAGCGCTAAGAGTTATTCTAGTAGCAGAAGCAGATAAATTATCATTAAAGGTTAAGACTCCTCTATACCAAAAATCGGTATTGATTGATGAAAGGGTATTAGCTAAATTTGAAATAGTATAATATGAAGATGGTACTATATTATCTACATTATAAACATTACTTGAAGCGCCAGATAACACTATAAATGTAGGAGTACCAGCAGTTAAACTCTTCATAGTAAAATTATCGTTATTAACTGGTGTAATAATAAAAGGTATACCTAAGCCTTTGTATTGTGTTTTGCTAATTGCAAATGGCTCTTGTTCTATACCCTCTCCAGTAATACCATTTGAAGTAAATTTTATTGCGCTTAAAGTTTGTCCAGAAGTAGGACTAGTAAAAGAAGATAAAGTAATATCAAAATTATTAGTATAATTATTATTTTTATATCCTTTTAAACTATTAGAAAATATGTTTTCTCTATCTTTGAAAAATGAAATGTTTATAGGAGTATCTTGTTCTTCTGTTCTAACATATATCTCTTTACTACCTGAACTACCAACATACACACTAGATAAACTTGAACTTAAACCGTAACTAATAGTACCGTCTAAATTTAATTTAGCATATATATCTTGTGAAGAAAGAGATATTTTATCTAACTCAACAAATTCATAAGAAGATAAAGTAGGTAAGTAATTTCTTTCATATATAGAAAAGTATTTCTTTAATGAATTGAACTTATTAGGAGATAAATTGAAATAATTTTCACCATCACTACCTGAAACACTATAATATATATCTTGAAAATCTTGATAAAAAGGTGTCTGAGATGTAATTGTAATAGGTCCAGATATTTCACTAGCTGATAAAACTAAAGCAGGTTTAGTAGCTGCAATATCTCCAGGGGGCATACTTAGTGAAAAGGTGTTAGTTATATAATCTTTAATATGAACTGAATCACTATATGAAGCTAAAATGGAATTATTCTTACAGTCTCGTATAATCATACGTACTGTGTAATCACCTGGATACTCGTAGACGTGAGAACTACTTAAAGTATTTCCAAAACTACCATCTCCAAAATCAAATGTAATCTTTTGATTGTTTAGAGGTATTTCTCTACTCTCGTCTTCAGGTATACGAGCTTTGAAAGTAAGAGGAGTAATATCAAGATTATAAGAAGATAGCTTAGCTTCTCCTTTATAATCTATGACATCAAAAATAGCATAGTCTGTTTTTATATTACTCATCTACAACTTTGATACGATTCGTTATGGATAGTGGAGAATATAAGTACGGAAACTTAAAGTATGGTAAAGTAATATCTTGATTAACTAACGCTATATCACTTGTTTCGTACTGAGGATTAAATGTTAAAAAAGAAACAGTGTCTATACTAGCACCAGTAGATTCATTTTTTGTATATATTCTTTTTACTCCCTCTAATGAAAGTATGTTATTGCTCAGTTCATTTAAATTAATGTTTTGACCTAATTTATTATTTGAAGGATCAAAAAATGATTTAATTAAATTAGCTGCTCTGCTACTTAAAGTATTTTTATTAATTTTGTTATTAAGCTCTCTAACTACATATAAACAAGTTTCATCTAATACACTTAAATTTAAATCAGCAGAATTAGTAAATCCTAATCCATACGCCATATAAATTGGATCTCTAGGCACAACTGTATTTGAAACCATTTTTCTTTCCTTACAAGTTTCAACAATTAAATTTTTAAATGATTCTGAAAGATAAGGTGGAAAGAACTTGTCTTGTGTAACAGTAAATTTTGGAGCGCAAAAAATGTTAATGTTATTAAAATCACATGAATCAGCAAAGTTAACTTGATTAATAAGCACTCTATTTACTTTATTAGGATCTACACATATGTCATAAAAATATTGTATGTATTCATTTATATATGAATCATTATTAACTACAGATATACTATTAAGCACGTTTGCTAAATTCTTTTCTAAAAATGCTTCATAATCTGACTCATTAACTAGCCGTAGTTGTGAAGAAAAAGCTTTAGGCGCATTTTTTCTTATCTCATCTACAGTTTCTTCATCTGAAAGAGAAGTAGAATTTTGAGGATTGCTAATATCTAATAAAGAAGAATTTGTACCGTCAATAAATATAGTTTCATTTTTATTAGCAAATGTGTCGTTAAAGATTTGTCTTTGTCTTAAAGAATCATATACAAATAATGCGTTTCCATTTATCACGTTTTTACTTATAACACCTTCGGTATTATCTGATTGAATATAATTAATAGAAACTATATCACCTTGATTTAATTTTTTACCAAAAACACCACTTCCAAATTTTATTTCGTAAAATCCATTTTCGTTTAAACGTCTTTCATAAACTCTATCTGTAGAATTTGAAAGATACAAACTATCAACCTCTTTGTAAAGATAATAGGTACTACTATCAGCCTCCTTCACGTAAACATCAATAGTATTATCAGCTATGAATTTTTCACTATTGCTATCAATTATATTTTTAACTACAATAGGAACTAGTTCAAATTCCTCACCTTGCGCGCTATAATCAGGATATTCTTTTATAGTTCCTTGATATAAAATTACGGAATCGTTTAAACTTTTTAAAGTTTCAGTTCCTGCTACAGTTTTATTAAAAGAATAATCATCAATAAAATTGTATTGAAATCCATCAGCTAAGAAGTAGGAATTTTTTCTTATAGTGTAATTTGCTATAGGCATATCAGCTGTACCTACAGCATTAATAGGTACGATAGATGTTTGCTTACCTGCAGGTTTATAACCTATAAGCTTTACTATCTTATTCATGTTTTCATAGATAGAAGCTTGATCAAAATTTACTTCAGAGGCAGTGTTATTTAGATAGAATAATAAAACATGGTATGAATATGCTATAATATCTATTACCGCTGCTAAATTACTACCATCATAATTTTGGTCAGTAAATTTTTCGTTAGTGTTAAGTCTATTTACTATGTAATCTTTTAAATTTACTGCATCAAAAGCTACATACGCGTTTTGAGGTAAATTGAATTCTAAAAATTCATTATCATTATTGTTAGGAGTAGCCATAATTAAAATATAATATATCCGTTGTTATTTAATACCGATCTTATTGAGATCCCATATACATCTAAAGAAGGGACGTTTATTTGTAAGTTAATTTGATATTCATTATCATCAGAATTGGGAATTACACTTACACCTTCTATTTCTATTCTAGGCTCCATTAAAGGTAATCTATTTTGTATATCATCTTTAATAGCGAATGCACTAAAATCACTTATAGGTTCAAATAAATATCTTCTTAAATCTAATCCAAATTCAGGACTTAATATCTTTTGACCCGGAGCAGTTAAAAAAATGTTAGCTATACTATTAAGAACAGCATTTTCATCATATAAACCTTGAACATCTTTCAGTATTGTAGATTTATTAAACTGTTTATTATAGAATACTGAAGTTTCTAAATCTAAAAATAAATCTTTATAAAGATATCCTTGCTTTAGCGAATTACCATCTAAATTACTAACTGCTGTATCTGTTAATTTGATCAAGGCCATTTATTATATTTAATGTTGCATATGCTTATTAAGGAACTATAATATAATTAGATATGAAGATTAGAGGAAAACTTATTACTGAGGTAGACGTTGATCATAAAGATTTAGCTAATGCTTTGAAGCGTGCGATTTTTATTGAGCTTGATCTTCCTCGTTATAATAAGGTTCATCATGATGGTATATCTTTTATTGAAACTGTTGATGCGCATACTTCTCATAGGTTTGAATACGAAAAACCTGTAAAGCCTGCCTGTAAAGATGAGATTGAGGTGTTTGAAGCGTATAATACTATAAAAGAATTTTTATATAACGTGTGATTATTTGCAAGTTGGCATAAATAATCATATGGCCGATAAAAAGTTTGTAAGTTTGCATGAATCTTATATGAGAAGATATGAGCGTGGAGGCTTTCTTGTAGGAGATGTTTTTAAATTTAATGATAACTTTAAAAGCACGGATGAATTTAAATCTTTAGGTACTAATACTCAAGAGCTTTTACAGCAAATGATTGACTCTGGTCAACATGTAAGAGTTGTAGGTATTAAAGATACCACTTCAGCGCGCTACCCAGCCAATGCAGACACTACTACATTAGATGTAGTATTAGACTTGGCTCTTGATGACGGAGGCGGGAGATATTCCCATCATGTATCTATTCCTAGTAACTTAGGACAGTCTGAAGAGTTTTATCCTAATCTCCCCCCTATTCCAGATGCATTCAAGAAAAAGGGTAATGTAAATATTAAGCCTGAAGAAGCTGAAACGGCTAAAGCTCCGGAGGCTAGAGATGAGAGCCCTGATAGAGCTCTTCCAGACAGCAATGTAGATATTCCGTCTGACGCAGTTACACCTTCACCAGCTGCTACATCATATACGCAGCAATATCTAGGTGATTTAACTAAAGGTCCTAGCGCATACTAAAGCTGCTATAAACACTTTTCTAGATTTACTAGACACGCGAAAGCGTTTATCTCTTTATCTACTACAAAAGCACTCTTATACAGGTGATC